GGTGGTACAGGTGCCGCAACGTCACCTCGACGGGCACCTCATCCACGTCCGCCGGCACCAGCGCGTTGCCCGCGGCCGCCTGGACCAGGGACACGCCCGGCTGAGGGACACGCACGGTGATCGTGTCGCCGTTGGAGCCGGCGAATTCCTCGCCGGGAATCATGGTGCACGTGCGCGGCAGCGCCAGTCGCCGCACCAGGAGTGCGAGCGCAACTCGGCTGATGCCTTGCGCGGTCAGAACTGCCATGTGGGGACTCTCCGTTTCAGTTGATGGGGGCCCCGGTCACCCTGACCGCGGGCGGGTACTACATGAAGCCGCCAGCCTCGATGCTCTTGGCGAGCTCGTCCGCCTTCTTGCGGTCAATCTCGCCCTCGTCGTCGGCGCTTGCCGCGCCTGGCCGGAGCGTTTCCCTGGGGCGGCCGATGCCGGGTCCGGACTCCTTGCCGTCCTTGCCGTCCTTGCCGTCCTTGTCGGCCGTGTCGGCCTTGTCGTCGTCCTTGCCCTTGTCGGACTTGATGCCGAACGCTTCCACGATGTCGTCGGCGTCGGCTTCGAGCTCGTCACGGGTCGAGCCCGTGAGTCGCTTGGCCTGCGCCGGCGACAGTCCCTTGGCGGCGGCGATCTCTGCGACCATCGACTTGCGTCGTTCTTCGGCCAGGTCGGCCGATAGCTGCTGGACGGTGGCCGTCAGCTTGTCCATGTCGGACTTGTTCGCCGATGCCGCCTCGGCCTTGACCTTGTCGATCTCGGCCTTGCTCGCCTTGGCCCGGGCCTCCCACTTCTGGCCCAGGTCCTTCCACTTCTTGATCTCTGCGGCGGTGGCGTCGCCCGTGCCGGGCTTGTCGTCGTCGCCCGTGCCGGGCTTGTCGTCGTCGTCGGCCATGTCGGCGCGCTCCTATGTTGCCTTGGCCCGTGGCGGACCTGGTGGATTTCCCGCCGATTCTCACCGGTCGTGCGACCGGTTGCGCGCATACCCTCAGAACTCCGGCACGCCGATCGTGGGGTCAGGGGGTGGGAGCGGCCGGTCCGCCGCCCGGGCCTCCATCGCCTGACGGAACACCTCGAGCGCGCCGCCCGCCTCGAACTCGGCGCCGCCGGTCGCCTCGTCCCACAGCTCCCGGAACCGGACCGACCCCTCCGGCCACTGGCTGCGGTCCCCGATCGCGGCCCGGTCGTACACGGGCTCGATCGTGCACCCGTCATGGTCGTGGACGGCGTGGATCGCCGGGTCCCGGGTCGGGCCCCGCGCCGCGAGGCTGGCGCAGAAATGGCACGGGGTCGGGCCCGTGACCCGCATCCACCCGACAGCACGCGGGTCCTTGTCGACCGCCTCAGCGACCACCTCGCGGCCGCCTGCGAGCACCAGCGAGGACGCGGCCCCCGACATGCGCACGAACCCGTTACGGGCCGCAGCGTCCACGCTGGCCCCTCCACGGCGGGCGTTGATGATGCCCCGGAGCGCCGACCCGCGCAGCAGGCCCGCCGCGAGGGCGCGGAGCGGGAGGGCCGGCACTAGCACCGGAGGGGCGGGGAGCACCCGCTCGAGCTGACGTAGCTGCTCCACGTACCGGCCCGCGACCACCGCGGACTGGCGGGCACCCGCCTGGGTGACCGCGGCGCCGGCGTCGGCGAAAGGGCCGATGGTGCGGGACAGGTCCGTGGGGTCCACGACCCGCCAGAGCTGGGCCAGGTCGCGGAGGGACGCGGCCCGGACCGCGAGCTGGGCGTCCCGGTGGCGTTGCGTGAGGGCGCGGCCGGCCGCGGTCGCGGCCACGGTCAGGACGCGGGGACGGGACTCGGGCCGGCCTGCCGGTCGAGCAACGCCTCCAAATCGGCGAACGCGTTGCCGGTGTCCGCGGCCGCGACCCACGCCTCCACCTCGTGCTGGGCCACGCCGGGGATGCGCTTCCACAGCTCGCGGGGCGGAACGCCGAGCTTCTCGACCAGGGCGCCGAACGCGATCGCGGCCTCCGACAGCGACCGGATGCGGGTGTCGCCCCACATGATCGATGCCGAGGGGTCGACGGTCCCGCCGGTGGTTTCGGCGGCCAGGTTGAGGACCTGCTCGTGAGCCTCGCCCATCACCAGCTTGTTCTCCTGCACGGCCGCCTGGTGGGACGCACGGGCCGCTTCGAGCGCCTCCGCCGACAGGTTGACCAGCTCGCCGAGCAGCTCGTGTACCGGGGTTTGGCTGACGGTCGCCATGTGGCGAATCGACGCCTCTCGGCTCTCGATGTAGCCACGCAGGTCCGTCTGGCCAAACTCGCCGATCTTCACGTCCTGGGGGGAGTCCTCGAACATCATCAGTCGCGAGGCGCCCGTCTCCAACGCCTGCTGCTCGTTGTCGGCCAGCCACCCGAGGATGTACCGCTGGCGGAACGCGCCGTAATGCTGGGCCACCTGTAGCCCAAACGTGGTGATGTTGATTTGGTCCTGTAGGGGGATGAACGGCTCCACGATGCCGCGCACCGGGTCGTCTAGGTCGTCGGTGTCCCGGAACCTGACCACGGGGCACACGGCCTCGCCGTCGTAGGTGGCGCCGTGCTCCCGGATGTCGGTGGGGTCGAGCTCGAAAGTGTCGCCGTCGCCGCGGGTCAGCTCGTAGACGTGGGTGCTGTCGATCAGCCGCCACCGCTTCTCCGTGATCTGCTGTAGCGCGGCCTCCGGCCAATCATCGTCCATGCCGTACGCGACGGTGAGCTTGCGTGGTGACGCACCGCGGATCACGGGCATGTCCCCGCCGCGCACGCGGCCGGGGAGCACGGTCACGTAGCTGGCCCCGAATGACAGGCCTGCGCGGTGCACGCCGATCTGCCGGGCGTCGAAACGGTTTCGCTGCCAGAAATCCCACGAGGCCAGGTTGTCGGGGGACGCGGGGGTGCGGAACCCGTCCACGTACAGGCCCTGCACGCGGGCCGCCACCACGTACCGGAGCAGGTTGACTCGCGACATCCGCTGTAGCCGTTGGACGTCCTCCGAGAGCCCGGCCGGTAGGCCGCCGAGGCGCCGTTCCTTCGGCTCGTCCCGCAGGTAGCTGTGGATCAGGGTCAGGCGGGTGGATTCCCGGTCCCGGACCGCGAGCACCTCGCGGGCCAGGTCCAGGGCAGCGAGCACGGTCAGAGGCACGCCACATGATGCCCCGGGGAACATGCTCAGACGGCCATGGCCCGCCCGGTCTTAGTCCCGCCCTGCCGGGCCAGCACCAGCTTGCGGACGTGACGGGCCCCGATAACGCAGACCGCGGCATCGATCTTCTTGGGCGAGTCCGGGGTTTCCTTGCGGACGCTGGTGCCGTACCGGTTGGGCCGCTCCCGGGCGTTGGTCACATGACGGGCGAGCCGGGGGTCGCCGTCGTGGGTGAACTTGCCCTCCACTATCTCGTCCTGGCACAGCTCCGCCGCCTTGGTGAACACGCCCTCGTTGGTCCGCATATCCCACGCGATCGGCTCCGGGGACTTGCCGGTGGGCACCGCCTTGACCTTGAGCCGGCGGCCGTGCCGGCGCGGCCACTCCACCTTCGTGAACGATTCCCACTCCTGGACATCAGCGAAGAACCCCATGACCTTCCACGTGTCGAACGCCCGGTCCACGGCCGCGTCCACGTCCTCGACCGGGACCACGCTCTCCGGGTCGCCCGGGTCCGGCTCCCACAGGCCCACCAGGAACACGTGGCCGTCGCTGATGCGGCAGCCCACCAGCGCGGTGGCGTCCTTCGACTTCGACCCGTCAAAGAACAGCGCGACCCGCTCCCCGGGCCCGACCTCCACGTCCGGGCGCGCGAGCACCGTCCACTGCTCCGGGGTCACCCACGCGTCCTCCGAGACGGTCGGCCGGTTGCCGTACTTGCGCTTGGACTCCGAGAGCCTGGCCCTGGTGTCCAGGATGCGGGTGAGCTGATTCTCCACGTCGACCCACCAGCAATCCGCGTACACGGCCTCGAGCGCGGCCCGGATGCTGTCGGGGTCCGACCAGTCCGTGTCCGCCGGCGATATCACGGCGTCGTAGAGGATGCGCGACAGGTTGCGGGTACGGCCTTCCTCCTGGTCGCACCACGCCGTCCACGTGTCCTCCGCGACCGACAGGTCGCCCGGTATCCACGCGTTGCTCGTCTCCACCATCCGGTTCCCGGACTTGGCCAGGTTGTCGGCCAGCGTCGACGCGAGCTCGACCCCGCCGTTGGCGGGCTTCCAGTGCTCCGTCTCGTCGGCGATGGTGCACGATCCCTCGGCGCCCTCGGCCGCCACCGGGCTGCTGGTGATGACTTCGAGCGTGCCCTCCGGGACCTTGCCGTACTTGGTGCGCCCCGGGTCGAGCTGGTGCTCCACGACCACCGGGGAACCCTTCGGCGCGAACGCCCGGACCATCCTCATGGTGTTGCCGGTCTGATGTTCGGCCGTCGCCGCGATCTGCACGAGGGGCATGTCCATGGGCCGGGCCAGCACGACGCCACGCGCGTGGTCGATGTCCAGGACGCGGCACGGCGCGCACAGCTCCGCGAGCGCCAGCGCCGCCGCGAACGGGGACTTGCCGGAGCCCTTGGCGAGACGGCGCACAGCGTGGTGGAACAGCCAGCGGCCCGCGTCATCGACGGCGTACCACCACGCCAGGAACTGCACCTGCCGGATGGTGGGCATGAACGGCCGGCCGGCCCGGGGCCCGTTCGGCTGGATCAGCCAGTCATTCATCCACTGCGCGACTTGGTAGCCCAGGGTGAGCTTGGGTTCCCCGGGGGGCAGGGTGTCGAGGCGGTCGAGCGGCCCGGGCCGCTCACTCCCCGCCGAATGCGTACCGGCGCCAGTCATCTAGGCTGGTCACCTCGCTGGCGCCGTCCGCCTTCCGGTCCTGGTCCTCGATCACGACGCGCTGCTGGGCCCGGGCGTACGGGTTGAGTAGGAACCGGTCCTCTAGGTGGCGCATCTCGGCCAGCAGGTCCTTGTTCAGCAGCGCCGTAGAGGACGTCTGCAACAGCACCAGCCGGGTGAGCGGCGCGACGTCGGCCCGCTGCCACAGGGTGGCCACCGGGTGGGCCCACATGTCGTTCCACACGTACTTGGCCGGGCCGGACAGCGGAATCATCGGGGGTGGTGGGTCGGTCACACGGGCCGACGCCGGCACGGTGATCGTCTCCCGGGTGGGGTTGCGGTGGACTGTCTGGCCCGGGGGCTTGCGTTGGCCCCCGCCGCCGGCGCCACGCATCACGAGGCCGCGTGTTCAGCGAGGACCGACGCGACGTCCGGGTGATCCGACGCCCAGCCGCCGCCCAGCGCGTGCGTGGTCGTGACCGTGCCGGGCTGCATCACCCCACGGTGCGACATGCACCCGTGCTCGGCCGTGATGATGCACGCCGCGCCCACCGGGTCGAGCCGGTCGCACATGGCGGCGACCACCTGCCATCCCAGCCGTTCCTGGACCTGCAGCCGGCGCGCATAGCCGGTCACCACCCGCGCCAGCTTCGACAGGCCCACCACCGGGGCGCCGAGCTCCGGCCGGTAGGCGACGGTGGCCTTGCCGGTGATGGGGAGCAGGTGATGGGCGCACGTGGACTGGACACGGATGCCCGCCACGATCACGAGCCCGGGGTCCGGGGGGCCGGGGAACACGCGGGCCAGGTGTTCGGCCGGGTCCTCGTCGTAGCCGGCCAGGACCTCGGTCAGCATCGCGGCGACACGGAACGGGGTGCCCTCGGTGTGCGGGTCGTCCACCTCGAGCGCGGCGAGCAGCTCGGCGACGGCCTGCTCCATCCGGGCCCGGCGGGTGACAGCCCGGAGCTCCCGGTCGATGGCCTCCACGTCAGTGTCCCCTCTCGTCGCCCCACGCGAGGACGTGGAGACGGTGGGATGCGTTGAGCCCGTGCACCGCCGCGGCTTCGGCGACCTCCGGCCAGGACGCGGCGAGCGCCTCCGGGCTGGTGCCCTCGGGCATGACCCACACCTGC